GAGCAGCACCCGCTCGGCGGTGAGCGACATGCGCGGGAGGGAGGTCGTCTGCCGCTCGAGCACGTCGTTCTCGCGCTGTTCGTACCAGGTGCCCACGATGAGCTTCATGGCCCGCCGGATGAGGTTCGGAACATCAGTCCGCACGTCCCCGTAGCCGGCGGTGAACTCGATGACGACGTCGCCCAGCTCGCCCCGGAGTGAGGGCCACGTCACCCCGGAGGCCGGCGCAATGCGGCCCCGCTTCGCCTTCGGACCAGCCGGTGCCACGACGACGTACTCGGTCGAGGCCCAGGTCTGCCACACCCCGGCGGTATCGCGGTACCGGATGCCGATGACGTCCAGGAGCGGCGGCCGCGGCACTTCAATGAACCCGTCAGTCACGGGCCAGTTGTCGCGGATCAGCTCGTAGGTCGCCCGGAGCAGTTGGCGCCCGGTGACGTCCTCGACCCGCTCGCGGGCATCCGGGATAAGGCTGACAAGGGTCGGGTCGCCAGTGGTGTTGGCCGTCGGGGCCTGCGCTCCGAGCGATCCGTCGGCGACGCTGAGGGTGGTGGTCGTGGCCGTGTTGTTGCTGATCGTGGCCGCCAGCCGAAGGGTCGTCTCGCCGACCTTCGTCATCCAGATCTTGCGCGCGGCGATCCGACTGCCGCCGAGTGGAATGACGGAGACCGCGATCTGTCCGTCGACGCCGGCGTCAGCGATCGTCACCGGCGCCGAGACGGGCCCGGGCTCGGTCTCGCCATCATCCTCATCGACGAAGCTCACGGCGACGACGTGCGCCCCGGCCGTGCAGGCGCCAGCGCCGGCCCCGGCGAGCGCGACCGTCGGGGCGGTGGCCGGCGGCGATTCCTGATTGGGTACATCGATCCGCAGATGCTCGGCGACTTCCGCCACGGTCAGCGGCTCGAGCGAGGGGGGCTGGGTCAGCGACAAGGCCATGGGTGCACGTGCCCGTCACCCGCCCAGCGCGTAGTAGAGGACGAGGACGATCTCGGCGCTGTTGACGGCGTTATTGACGATGGTCAGCGTCAGCGTGTCCCCGTCGTCGACGGCGGGATGGACGGCCGTCGCTGAGAAGACGATCGAGACCTTTTCCGTATTGGCGGTGTCGCGATTGGCGCCGACGCCTTCGAGCACGTCATGGCCGTGCTGATCAACGAGCGTGACGTCGTAGTTGTCGGTCGGCGCCGTCGTGCCTGGATTGGTGACGAGCGCGAGCAGGCGCCCCTCGATCGCGGGGAGCGCGGTGGCCGGAATCGTCGCGTCGGCCGCATCGGCGGTGATGGTGGCCGTGACCGTCCGAATGTTGCCGATCGTGCGGTGCGCGAGGGTGACGGTGCCGGCAGCCCGGACCGGGAGCGCGAGGCCGAGCAGCCCCAGCGCGCACAGGACGAGACCGGCACGGCGCAGCATCAGGGCCTACGCCGCCTCGAGCGCGTAATCGAAGTTGATGTCGATGTGCGTCGCGGTCGTGATGTCGCTGCCGGTGATGTCGACCGTCACGGCCGTCCCGGCGTCGTTGGCCAGATAGGACGCGCCGGCCGCCAGCACCGCGGCGCCGCTGACGCCGTCGCGGAGCTGCGTATTCTCGGCGAGCGACGCCTGGGCGAACGCCACGAGCTTCACGGCGGTTGACTGCGTCCCGAGGATGTCGACCGTGGTCACGGCGGTTACGGCGCCGCCGATCGCCGTCGCGGTGGCACTGACCATCCGGATCTTGAACCCCGTGATCGCCGCGACGAGCGTGACACCGGCGTTCACCTGCGCGATGGTGAAGCGCTGACGGACGTTCAGGACGGCGCCCGTCAGAAACGACGCGGATCCTGATGGGACGACCAGGCGGCGGTTCGTGCCATCGAAGTAGGCGATGACGTTGCCGCTCGTGTCGAGGAACTCGAGATTTCCGGCGTTCCAGCGAGACTTGACCTTGGTGACCGGCATGAGTGCTGTCTCCATCGCCCGCGTGCGGGCGCTTGTCGTTCAACCGCGGCGGTGGTTCCGGCCGCCCGTGCCCGAGTTACGATCCCGCCTCGCCGGCCCCAGCGCGCGCGGCGATCTCGTCCGCCACGCCCTGCACGACGAGTTTCTGCCGGACGATGGCGTCCGGGTCGCGCGGTGTCGCGCGCTTCAGCGCGACCAGCTCCTCGATCGCGTCGCGGTGGGCCTGCTCCAGTTCTGGGAGCGGCACGACTCGCGCCCGCGTGACCTCGGCGGGCACGCGGGCTGGCGCGACTTCAGCCTTCGATCGCGCCGCCTGGACCGTGCCGACGCCGACGTCCGCGCGTCGCGACCGGGCGGGCATCTTTTTCTTGGCCATCTTCTTGGCCATGCGTGGCTCCTTGCGTGACAGGTCGCCTCGGTAGCGTCGTGGCAGACCCGGCCAGTCGGGCCGCCGTGCCGGTTCGCAGGGCAGCCTGGCCGGCCTCGAACGAGTACTCGCGCATCTGGCCGGCATAGCCGCCGGCCACCGTTCGCAGGCGCATCAGCGTCAGAGCGCCGTGCTGTTCGTGTCGCCGTCGTAGCGCGGGGTCCCGACGGCGATCGCGGCGGCGAAGAGCGCCGATGCCGATCCGTCATCGAGGAAGACCGTCAGCCAGGGTTTGCCGTCCGGCATGTCGTCGACGTCGATTTCGATGAGGTAGCAGCGCAGATCGGCCGTCGCCGCGACGCCGAGCGCGAGGCCCGTGCCATCGACCGCCTGCACGGTCCGCGCGCCGAAGACGTCGGCGCTGGCGCTGCCCGTGTCCGCCGAGGCCTTGCGGTGCCGGAACGCGATCTCCGTCGTCTTCGTGCCGGCCGTCGCGCCCGCGTAGCAGAGCAGGATCGGGTTGTCGCCAGTGACGGCGCCGATGAGCAGCGCAATCAGGACGGTGCCCTGCAGCTTCCCGGTGTTGATCGAATCGAGATCGGCGCCCGCCGACTGCACGTCGGACGGACTGAGGAGCGGAATCACCTGCGTGTTCATCGGTCTGTCTCCTTGACTCCCGTGGCGTCGCCTGGCGCCTAGCTGAGGACCAGGATGGACGACAGCGTGTCGCCGCCGCTCTTCGGCGTGAGCGCCGCGTTCCAGTTCGGCTGTCCGTCCACGCGGTAGATGAACCGGAAGACCGACTCGTCGGTGAGGAACGCGACGTGCAGCGAGACGGCCGACTCGACCTCGCCCTTGTCGATGACGGTGTACTCGTCGAGGGCCGCCAGGATGATGTCGCCCGACGTGCCGAGCGCGGCGCCGTACTCGACCGGCACGATCGGGCGCCCGTAGAGGGTCGCGAAGACCTGGCCGGGCGTGCTGCCGGCCGGCTTGTAGACCGGCGCCAGCACGCCGGCGGTGCCGATGGCGATGCTGATCTGTTCGAGCTCCTGCTCGACGCTCTGGTCCACCAGCCAGCAGGTCTTGCTCAGGTCGCCGGCGGCCCCACGCGCGCCGGCCCAGAGCCGCGCCCACATGGCCTTGACGTCGTCGTAGAGGACGCGGTTGGCCGTGTTGCGGGTGACCGTGATGACCGCGCCCGAGTTGAGCAGGCCGAGCGGCTGGTTCGACCCCGTCCCGTTGACGATGGCATCCTCGGTCCGGAACCCCAGCTCGAGCGGCAGGTAGCGGTCGATCCACGCCTCGAGGGCGATGGCGTCTTCGAGCAGCTCGTCGGTGGCGTAGACGAACGCCCCGACCTTGCGCAGCCGCAGATCCATCTCCCGGAACTTCGGCTTGCCGGCGGTGAGCGTGTTGCCCTGACCGAGCCAGCCGGAGACGATCCCGCCGAACCTGGAATTGTCGGCTCGGCTCGTCTCGTCGATGGCCGGCAGCTTCATGCCGTTCGACCCGGGACCGATCGGCATTCGCGCGACCCGGCTGAGCACGGCGCCGGTCGTGTAGGCGCGCGTCAGAATCGTGGAACTGCGCGTCTGTGACACGAGGAACCCGCCCTCGGACGGAACGTCGGTGTTCAGGCCCGTGGGTGCCGCCATCATGGGCGCGATGAGCTTGCGGTCCTCAGCGTCGATCTGCCCGCCGCTCGCGGCGAACCGCCGGACGGCCTGGAGCTGCCGGCCGAAGTAGCCGGGCGCCTGCACGGCGCGGTCCTGGAGGACCTCGACCTTGGGCGCCTTGGCCGGCTCGACGCCAGCCGCGGCCGCCGTCGCTTCGGCCGCCCTCGTGTCCACCGACACAGGCGCCGCAGCCGTCATGGCCAGCTCGGCCGCCTCGGTCTCGCGCGCGATAACGATGTCCTCGGCGAGCTGGCTGTTGGCCGCCTGCAGATCTTTGATCTGCTGCCGCTGCTCGTCGGTCAGCACCTTCTCGCCGGCCGCGGCCTGGATCGCCTTGATCTGCTTCAGGTTCTCGGCCTGCTTGGCCAACAGGACTTTGATGCGCATAGGAAATGCCCTCTCGCCCACACGACAACGGGCGCGGCCGTTCAGCGATGAACTCCAAGAGGAGGGACCTCCAGGACTTCACCTCCGAACAACCGCGCCCGTCGTCGGACGGCCGTCTGGTTGCGTGATCAGCGCTGAGGATCACGGCTCGACGGAGCCGACCCTCAGCGCGTCATCTCAGGGGCTATGGTGGGGGATTTGGCGGGGACTTGACAAGCAGATAGAACAGAAATTGTCCGGATTCAACGTGGACCCAACAAAACAGCGGCGCGAATAGCGGCTCGGACGGACATTTGCTGATCGCGCGCGACTTCGCAGTACCGATCGTAGGTCTCGACTGGCAGTCGCGCCGAGACCGACACGGGCACGCCCAACCGCACGAGGACCGCCGGCCGGCCTGGTTT